TCTTTTCCATTATCCCTTCTTAGTTGGAGTTGGAGAAGATGCAATCACCATAGGTGCTTGTTCAAGACGAATGGTTTGTGCAGGTGCAGTGTTAGCTGCTTTCTCAATGAGTTTTTCCATATCTGCTTTTGATATCTGTGGTGATTGTTTTGCAGCTGCACCTTTCTTATCTTTTGCAGTTTGAATTCCAAAACTAGCTAGGACTCCTGTGAAGACACTCGCTATGAAAGTTGGATCAATGTTTTTCTGAGGAAAGTTAGGAATTGCAACATAATTCAATGTCAATATTCCACCACTCCAGATTAAGATACCCAAGCGCACAAAAGTGGAGAAGATTTCCATCTGCTCCTCTTTGTCCTCTGTGAGTTCTTTTAACTTACCGAGTGGTCCTACCTTTTTAGGTTCTTCCTTTTTTACTTCTTCAGCCATAAAAATTAAGACGACTATTTATATATAGACATCTTAACTTTATATTAACTGTTTTCGATTAAAAACCAAGTGGTAAAGTAGGTGCTGTGGGTTCTACTTGTCCTGTTGGTTCATCAGGTGCTGCTAAACCAGGTAGTCCTAAACTCTCAAGTGCTCCAGTGCCAGCATCTCCACCAAGTATTCCGCTCATTCCACCCGGCATAACCGCTTCGATTATTTTACCTTTGACGTTTTCGATAATCGCATCCTTGCGTATGAATACGTAACCGCCAAGACCAATAACGGTGAGAGATACAACACCACTTGCAATAGCGATTCCATTTACAATTTTCTGTAACATGATTTTAATTAACTAAAATTATATATCATACTCGCTCCCATCACCAATATATGCAAGAGAAATAATTTCTTCATCAGAATTTTTGTTATAAGATACAATCCACTCTTCAAATTCTTGACGAAGTGCATTTCCGTTCATAACATTTTCAATTTCACCATAACTACAGAGTTCACAAATACGAGTAAGTGACCAATCATGAGTGTCATTCACTGTCTGTTTCAAAGTTGCCATAATCTTTACGCATATATCTGCCGAGTATGTTGCTATTATAGTACTTTGGTGTCCCGTCGTCAAGTGCTTCTGTCAGCACATTGTGAAGAAACAATTGTTTTGTCTCTTCATAATTTACTTTTCCAAGGGTTGTGTGGAGACTGAGGATTTCTCTTTTGAAAGATTCTCTTCCAATCTCTCTAATGTCTCGTTTAAGATCATCAGAGCTCCCATAATATCTCTTCCAATCTGATTCACTTGTGACTCTTCGTTTTGCTCCTCTTGGTTTTCTCTTCTGCAAGAAGTACTTTCTCCCAATGTAGGACTTGCCGCTGGTGGTATTTGTGATGCGATAGACGAACCCATAGTAGTCACCAATATCATCAGAGGTAAAAGCATTACCTTTGTAAATCCAAGGGTTTTCATAATCAACTTCCATCCTATAAGAATTATCTTTCTTATATAGACTGATTTTTATAACTTAAATCCTGAGAACGTATCTTTCTTTACGTCTTGTTTGATACCACCAACGATATAAGACTCAACCTCTGTTTCTTGTGGTGCCACTTGCAAACCTTTAGAACTAATCCAATGCTCTGTCCAAGGTAATGGATTGTTTCTTGCAGGTACATCATAGATTGGTTTAAATCCAATCGCACGTATTCTACGATTTGCTACCCACTCAACATACTGTTGTAGTAGTTTATCATTCAATCCAATCATTGAACCATCTTTGAAAAGATACTCTGCCCATCTCTTTTCCTCGTCAACAGTATTCTTAAATGCTTGAATTAACCATTGCTCTTCTTCTTTTACAATGTCAACCATCTCTGGGTCATCACCTTTTCTCCAATTGTTTAGAATGTTTTGAGTGATCGCAAGGTGTTGGTTCTCATCTCTCGCAATAAGTGAGATGATTTTTGCTGACCCTTCCATAAGTTTGAGTTCACCAAAAGCAAACGAACAAGCAAAAGAAACATAAAAACGTATACCTTCCAAGATATTGACATTAGCAACTGCACGATAAAGTTTTCTTTTCAATTCTTTTCTTTCAAAGGCAGAATTGTAACTACCTTTCCAATCATCTCTCCACCAATTACTTTGATCATATTGATGTGCTTGATTTACAAAATTATCATAAGCACCTGTCACATTCGCAGCACGTTCTAAAATTCTATCATCATCAAGAATAGTGTCAAAAACCTCACTTGGATTTGAATATACATTCTTCATGATATATGTGTATGAACGTGAGTGAATCATTTCCATCATCTGCCATACATTCATACATGCTTCTAACTCAGGTAGAGAGCAATATGGTGCAAATGCCATGCCAGGTGCACGACCTTGCACAGAGTCAAGCATCACTTGATACTTCAAGTTTGATGTGAAAATATGCTTTTGTTCTGGTCTTAGTGATTGATAATCACCACGATCTTTTTGTAGAGACACTTCTTCTGGTCTCCAGAAATATCCTAATTGTGACTTTGTTAAATTCTCAAATGCAGGATACTTATAAGAGTCGTATCTCTGAACACCTAAAGGTGCACCAAAAAACATTGGTTGCTTTTTAGTGTCAACTTTCTCTGTATTGAATACAGTCATGGAATCAACCACTTTGTATCTCCTTGTAGAATTTGTTTTAAATTGCACAGCTTTCACAAGCTTCCTCCTGATCCGTCGAGCACATGATGTCCTCGATTAAGTTGTCTAATTGGGTATTTGGTGTTTCAATATCACTTTCAACCTCATCTGTCTTAACATCGTAGGTGTTCTGATAGTAAGATGTTTTCCAACCGTACTTATATGTAGTTAAAAGATCTTGTGCCATCACACTTGTTGGAACTTCCGAACCTTCAAAGTGCTGTGGATTATAAGACCAGTTTCCAGAGATTGCTTGGTCAAAGAACTTCTGCATAACTGCAACAATTTTGATGTATCCACTATTGTCCTTCATATCCCAAAGAAGGGAGTAAGCATTTTTTAAAGTCCCGTACTGCGGAACAATCTGCTTAAGAGGTCCTTTCTTTGATTTTTTAATGGACAAGTATCCTCTAGGAGGTTCGATTCCGTTTGTGGCATTTGACACAACGGAACTGCTCTCCGATGGCATCTGTGCGGACAGTGTTGAGTTCCTAACTCCGTGTTCCAAGACAAGTGCTCTAAGAGATTCCCAATCATGTTTTAATTTGTTAGGAACGATCTCATCTATATCTTTTTTATAAGTATCAATTGGCAATATACCGTGAGAATATTTAGTATTTTTAGAATATTCACAAGCACCTTTTTCTTTCGCAAGGTTCACAGTGGACTTTATCAAATAATATTGAAAAGATTCTGTTAAGTCATGTACTAATTGCCATGCTTTTGGGTCATCGTATTTTACACCTTGTTTGGCAAGATAGTGTGCGAGACCGATATATCCGATGCCAAGTGAACGTCTTGCTCTTGTAGCAAGCTCCGCTGCTTTGACGGGGTATCCTTGAAAATCAATGAGTTCATCAAGACTCCGAACACTAAGATCGCAAAGAGTTTCAAGATCTTGAACATCCCTAATTTTGCCAATATTAATAGCACTAAGGATACAGAGAGCAATTTCTCCAGTTTCATCATCAATATGTTGTACGGGTTTTGTTGGTAATGTAATTTCTTGACATAAGTTACTCATCTCAACTTTGTCAGTGAATGATGAGTGTGAGTTACAATGGTCAATATTCATTATATACATTCTACCAGTTTCTGCTCTTTCTTTCAAGAGTTCTAATATCAGTTCTTGAGCATCAACTGTTGTCTTAGGAATAGAATCATCATTCTCATACTTTACATATAACTCATCAAAAGAGTCTGTACCAAAACTATCATAAAGCCCTGGCACATCATGAGGAGAAAAAAGCGTGATTTTCTCGTTGCTAATAAACCTTTCATAAAATATTTTACTGAGTTGAATACTATAATCTAACTTACGAACACGATTGTCTTCTGTTCCTTTATTGTTCTTAAGAACAAGTATATCTTTTATTTCTTGGTGCCAGATTGGGAAGTGGACAGTTGCTGATCCACCACGGATGCCATTTTGAGTGCAACATCTGACAGTGCTTTCAAACTTTTTGAG